GAAGCATTGATCATGGCGATGATATTATCATCTTTTGATAAAAAATCGAAAATAGCAATTGCATCAGAGATGCCGTCAAATTTTGAACAATTTGGATTTTGAGAAATAAAATCATTAAATGTTGCTTTCATAATACTACTCCTTTCTTTTCACACATGTTATTTGACATATCTAAAATAACATGTGTGAAAACACTTTGTCAAGTGTTTTTTTAAAATTTTATTAAAGAGGTGAATACATGAACATATTCAAGGGGTTATTCAGATCACGGGATAAGCCGACAGCATATTATACAGGCTCGGACCGTACATATCTTTTCGGACCGACTACCAGCGGCAAGCAGGTGAACGAGTTTAACGCTATGCAGACCACGGCGGTCTACTCATGCGTCAGGATACTTGCGGAAGCAATAGCATTGCTTCCTGTCAACATATATAAATATAACGGAAACACAAAGGAGCGGATGTATGATCATCCGTTTTATCATATCCTGCACGATGAGCCGAATCCTGAGATGACGTCGTTCGTGTTCCGGGAAACGCTGATGAGTCACCTTTTGATATGGGGAAACGCCTATGCGCAGATAATACGCGACGGTGCCGGCAGAGTGGTGCAGCTTTATCCGCTGCTCCCGGACAGGATGCAGGTCGACCGCGACGATAACGGCGAGATATATTACATCTACACGCGCTCGACGGACGAAAACCCGAATTTCAAAGAGCATGGGAACGTGTTGCTGCATAAGGAAGACGTACTTCATATTCCGGGACTTGGATTTGACGGGTTGGTAGGATATTCGCCGATCGCTATGGCAAAGAACGCAGTCGGAATGACGATCGCATGCGAGGAATACGGAGCCAGCTTCTTTGCAAACGGTGCCAACCCGGGCGGAGTGCTTGAGCATCCGGGAGTGCTTAAGGACCCGGCAAAGGTCAGGGATTCGTGGAACGAAGTATACCGTGGCACAGACAAGGCGCATAAGGTGGCGGTGCTCGAAGAAGGTATGAAGTATCAGCAGATCGGCATACCGCCGGAGGAAGCGCAGTTTTTAGAGACGAGAAAATTTCAGATAGACGAAATAGCCAGGCTTTACAGGATACCGCCGCATATGGTGGGAGACCTTGAAAAGTCGAGCTTTTCGAATATAGAGCAGCAGAGCCTGGAATTTGTGAAATATACTCTGGATCCGTGGGTCATACGCTGGGAACAGAGCATGATGCGCTCGCTCTTTTGTGAGGAGGAAAAGGGCGCATATTTCATAAAGCTTAACGTGGACGGACTCCTTCGCGGCGATTACCAGAGCCGCATGACGGGTTACGCCACTGCAAGGCAGAACGGATGGATGAGCGCCAACGATATAAGGGAGATGGAAGATCTTAACCCGATACCCCCAGAGGACGGTGGGGATCTTTATCTCATCAACGGAAATATGACGAAATTAAAAGACGCCGGGATATTCGCAGCAGGCGCATCCACGGCAGAAACGGAGGAGAAAAGTGAAACGTAAATTCTGGAACTGGATCAGAAACGAAGGGGAGGATCCCTTCGGATCCGACAGGACGCTTTATCTTAACGGTGAAATATCCGATGAGACATGGTACGGAGATGAAGTGACGCCGAAGATGTTCAAGGATGAACTTGAAAGCGGAAGCGGCAATATAACAGTCTGGATAAACAGTCCGGGCGGTGATGTTTTTGCAGCTGCACAGATATACAACATGCTGATGGATTACCCGCATGATGTGACTGTGAAGATAGACAGCCTTGCCGCGAGCGCGGCCTCGGTCATTGCTATGGCCGGTACCGACGTCCTTATGTCGCCTGTAGCCATGATGATGATCCATAATCCGGCAACCATAGCGATCGGCGATTCCGCCGAAATGGCGAAAGCCATCGGTATGCTTTCCGAAGTCAAGGAATCCATCATGAACGCTTACGAGATCAAGACCGGTCTTTCAAGGCCGAAGATATCACATCTTATGGATGCGGAAAGCTGGTTCAATGCATCAAAAGCGCTGGAGATGGGGTTTGCGGACAGGATCCTGTTCGAAGATGGAGATGCCGGAGGCGATGAGAAACCGCCTGAAGCGATGATGTTTTCACGGGCGGCGGTCACAAACTCGCTGCTTTCGAAGCTGATACCCAAAAATGAAGAGAAAAAAGGCACTGATGATTCGGTGCCTTTTTCAGTTCTTGAGAAAAGACTGAATGTGATCAGTCATTAAAGGAGGAAAATTCTATGAATAAAATACTGGAGTTAAGGGAAAAGAGGGCCAAGGCGTGGGAAGCTGCCAAGGCTTTTCTTGAAACCAGGAGGGATGCGGACGGCATGGTGGCAGCGGACGCCGCAGCTGTTTATGACAGGATGGAAGAAGACGTCGTGTCTCTTGGCAGGGAAATCGACAGGCTGGAAAAACAGGCTGCGATCGACGCTGAAATGGCCAGACCCACGTCAAAACCCATAACAGGAACGCCGGGTAAGGAAGGCAAAGACACTGATAAGCCGGGAAGAGCCTCGGAAAGCTACAGCAGGGCCTTCTGGAATCATATCAGAAACAGGAACGATTATGATGTCAGGAACGTTCTTTCCATCGGAGAAAACAGCGAAGGCGGATATCTGGTGCCGGACGAATTCGAAAGAAGACTGATCAATGCGCTGCAGGATGTGAATTTCGTAAGGAACATCGCCACTATCATACAGACTGCCAGCGGCGAGCGAAAGATACCGGTTGTGACCGGCCACGGCGAGGCCGACTGGATGGAGGAAGGCGGAGCATATAAGGACAGCGACGATACTTTTGGTCAGATAACCCTTGGAGCATATAAGCTGGGAACCGCGATCAAGGTTTCCGAGGAGCTCATAAACGACAGCGTGTTCGACATCGAGTCATACATCTCTTCCGAATTTGCAAGAAGGATCGGCTCGAAGGAAGAAGAGGCGTTTCTTGTAGGTGACGGAAGCGGCAAGCCTACGGGAATGTTTAATACTGCAGACGCCGGAGTGACCACCAGTGCAGCCAATATAACCTTCGATGACATCATCGAATTTTATCACTCTCTCAGGATCCCCTACAGGAACAAGGCTGTGTGGATACTTAATGATTCCACAGTAAAATCCCTGAGAAAACTCAAAGACAGCAACGGCAACTATATATGGCAGCCTTCCGTTCAGGTTGGCCAGCCGGATATGATATTAAACCGTCCCTACTATACCAGCGTGTTTGCTCCCGAGGCGTCCGCCGGCAATAAAGCCATGCTGTTTGGCGATTTTTCATATTATTGGATCGCCGACCGTGAAGGAAGGTCGTTCAAGAGACTGAATGAGCTTTACGCTGCAAACGACCAGATCGGATTCCTGGCATCAGAGCGTGTGGACGGTAAGCTGATACTTTCTGAATCGGTAAAGAGCCTGACGGTAAATGCATCGACGGGTTCTAAGTCGAAATCCTGATTACAGAGGCGTGGCATGGTGACACTTGATGAAGCAAAGACATATCTGAGAGTCGATTTTGACGATGAGGATGATCTCATAGAAGGACTGATCGCATCGGCTGAAAATATGGTCAGGGATATAGCGCGTATGGAAAGCGCGGATTTTGAGGCGTCTGATGATCCGGATATTAAGGTCGCCATATATTATGCGCTGGCGTATCTTTACGAGCACCGTGAGGAAGCCGATCATCATGAACTTGTCATCACGCTCCGGTCGCTTCTTTTTAATGTGCGCGGGGAGGGATTCTGATGGATATCGGGATGCTGAACCGCTGCATTACATTTCAGAAGCAGGAGACGGCAGCTGATGATGTGGGAAATCATATAGATACCTGGACCGACTATTACAGCTGCGCGGCAACTGTATCAGGCGAAAGCGGAAACGAGACTTTCGCTGCAGGCGAGATAAACGAGCATCCGGACCTGTGCGTTACGGTGCGCTGCTGCAGGAAAGCAGCTGCCGTAACCAGCACAGGGTACCGGATCGTATTTGATGAGGAGATATATGACGTCATTGGGATAGACCACTTCGGATATAAGATGGAAGCACTGAAATTTAAATGCAGGAAGGTGAAAAGATGAGCGAGATAAATTTCGCCGATGCGATAGAGGATATTACAAAACAGTACAGCGAGGAAGTATCCCGGGCAGTAGATCGGACGGGCAGGGCGCTTGCAAAATACGGGGCTAAAAAGCTGCGCGTGACCTCGCCGAAAAAAACGGGAAGATATGCCAAAAGCTGGGGATATGTCAAATCGGGCGGCAAATATGTGGTAAGGGCAAAGCTGTATCAGCTTACGCATCTTCTGGAGAACGGACATGCCAATCGCGACGGCGGCAGGACGGGCGGAATACCGCATATCAAGCCGGCAGAGGATGAAATCGGACTTCAGGCGGAACCGGAATTCAAAAAGCAGCTGAAGGGGTGATCTTATGACATTGGATGAATTTTATACGATGCTCTGCGGCATGGGGATACCTGCAGCTTACAGGGTATTTACAAAGTCCGTATCGCCGCCCTTTATAGTATATTATGAGGATTCAAGCGATAATTTTAATGCTGACGATCTGGTGTATTCGAAAGCATCATCAATCACTACGGAACTTTATACGGATAAAAAAGACACTGCCCTTGAAGCACGGCTCGAGGGCATTTTTGACGCCGGCGGCATTGTCTTTAGAAAGTCCGAAGTATATATCGACAGCGAAAAATTATTTGAAGTTATATATGTAAC